TCCATCACAACCATATTTGATACGTCATTACCTAAAGTCGTTTTATATTTACCTGTAGTCCAACCATAATGGTTTCCGTTACCACCTTGATTACCGTTGTTTCCACCACCATTTCCTGGATTTGAATCATCAACACCATCCTCATCGTTACCGTGACCGTTATTACCATCGTCTACTATTTGAGTCATTCTCCATACTATCTGAATTGCAAGTCCTGAGTTTAATCTTCCTGAACCAATTTTACCAACATAGTTTGGGTTAAGTAAGTCGATGTTAGTTGCAGATAACCTTAAAATTGAGTCAATCTCTTGGTTAGTTAAGTCAGGTTTGATTGATAACATTAAAGCCACAGTACCTGTTACAAAAGGAGCGGCAAATGACGTTCCTGAGTTAGTTAAGTACCATCCCGGTGCGGATGAGATCGGTACGTCATATCCAGGAGCACATATGTCAACAGAAGCGTTTGTTTGATGTGTTGTGTTTGGATTACCAATAACTCTTTCTATGTTATCCTGTGAACCGATACTAGTCACAGAGAATACGTTGTTATATGATGCGGGATACACTAAATTATTAGCCCCACCACAAGTAGTTCCGTTACCCGCTGAAGCCACTATGAATGTCCCGTTATTATAAACCTCATCAATTGCTTGTTGAGCATAAGTGTTAAAAGAACATCCTGAAGTCCAAGATAAGTTGATTACTTTTGCTCCTGAGTATGTTGCAACTAACATATCGTTATAGTTCATTCTATAAAGACTAAGTGTTGTGTTATAACCTATTGAAGAATTACCGATAGCGTTATTTGTGTTTCCTGCGATTATATTTGCCACGGCCGTACCGTGTGTTCTTGTTGATGTGTTTGTGTTGTCATAATAGTTTATTTTACCGTTTAGTTCTTCGTGTGTAGTATAATAGTTCTGATCAGATACCGCCACGTTTAAAGTTGGGTTACCTGTCGTATAAGTCCAAGCGGTTTCGGCGTTAATTAAGTTAAGTGCCCAATTTGTTGTATATAATAGACTATAATCATTTGGTAATGATAGTGTTTCATATGTAGGACCATATTCAATACCTTTTAAACCACTCACTTTATGTAGTGCGATATATAAATCAGTAACGTCACCGTTACAAACAAATTCATACACATTTAACAAAGACTCTTGTTTTGAAGATGGAAGAGCTTGTCTAAACTCAACATCAAAATTGTTATCAGAAGTTATTGATTGGAATTGTGGATTTCTTTGTAGTTGATCTACGTTTTCTACGGTTACCCATACAGAATTTTTTTGTCCAAAGGATAATACGGTTACTAAACTGATTAGTAGTGTTAAGATTGTTTTTTTTAGGTTTTTCATTTTTATTGGTTTTTTTATTATTAGTTACTCACTACACCAATAGATACGTGAGATACCCACTAAAAACCACTTTTTGATACCCCCTAAACAATCACTTTACGACATGGGTACTATGTTAACATATGTAAGACCACGTAAAGATATACGTAGTTAGTACTAAATTTCGTTAAAATAAAAAAGGAGACAATTTCTTGTCTCCTTTCTTCTTATTCAGTTAAGATTTTGATTATCTCAATTCTCTTAAATCAAATGTACGAACTCCATCAACTGTGATTCTCGCGTAAAAACGGTTATTAACCATCTTCTTAGCGTATCTCGTCATTATACCTTTGATCGGTGTAAAGTTGAACGGGTTATACATTGTAGGTGTTAATTGTAGAGGTACATACGGTGCGTAAATGTAACCAGTGTCAAGTAAAGATGTTCCTTTGTGACCAATCAAGATTTGATTTGGTGGGAAGTAAGGATCTCTATATACTTGGTAACGACCAGAAAGTGTACCAACTCTTTCAATACCCATGTTGTATTGATCTTGCTCAGGAGACGCGTTAGATACGTGGAAGTATTCTAAATCGTCAAAGATTGCAGAAATCTCAGAAGAAACGATAATCCAGTTAGCTCCACCTCTCAAAGTTGATTTGTGAATTTGAGCTGACAATTGGTTAACCGCAGTAATCAAAGTTTGATTCCAGTCTTTTTGAGTATAAGATGTAGTTAAAGACAATCTTCTCCATCCGTTGTAATCCCAACGTAGGTTCCAAGCCGCTCCTTTACGTAAGTCACGTAAAATTTCACGGTCAATCTCAGCTGCTACTTGTTCAGACAATAAAGCTGTTAATTCAGCCTCAGCGTCAATGTTGTGGAATGCCGCAACGTCTTGAGCTAATTCTGGAGACCATTGTGCTCTTAATTTTCTTTCAGTTACAGAAACTGTTACTGACTCTAAATCAAAAGAAACCTCACCGATCTCATCTTGGAATTCAAGATTTTCATATGTTCTATAAACTGCTGTGAAATCAGTGTTACCTAATGTACCGATTGTAGAACCAGTATAACCATCTAAAGAGTCATCACCACAAGTAGGACAAGCCGGACAAGATAGATCAACTTCTAAATAGATACAACCTGTTACGTCACAGATGTTGTTATAAGAACCACCATTTCCTGTTTGAGGGAATGTTGTGTTAACTTGAGCACCGTAATTAACAATACCTTTACCATATTGTTGAGTAACTACTCTAAATAATAATGGTCTGAAATTACCGTTAGAGTCTTGTAATGCGTTACAAGTATCTGCAGATGTTGTGAAATCTGTATTAGCGAAGATTTTAAGGTCAGACAAGAAAGTCTCAGTATCAACCTCATTTCCGTCAGGACCGATTAATTTACCAGCTCCCTCACCTAAAGTTCTGAAATCACATAATGAAATAATAACTTTTCTAACGTTTTTGTTATTGTATTCACCAGCAGCATTTGATAAACCTCCGTTATTCCATACTTGTACTGTAGTGTCTGCGGTAACCGCTGACCATCTACCTTTTGAGTAATCAAATAAACCAGCAGGATCTAAACCAGCTTCAGGACCTTCATAGAATAAATCATAAAGATTTTTCTTGAATGCGTTTGCGTTCGGTAAGTAACCATCTCCAACACCACCAATTCCTGGATTGTTAGGTGAACCTACAGGTGCGTAATGATCTGCAGTGTTTGTTGGGTTAGTTTGTTGGTATCCTTGAATACGTGGTACAAAGAAGAACAATTTACCAATAGGTAAGTTCATTGCTTGTACAGAAACGATATCGTTAGCTAACAATTTAGAGAAAACTCTTCTTACGATAGGGAAAACAACTGTTTCAAATGCTCCGTTAGAACCTTCAGAAGTTGCTTCGTTAATCAAGTGAGAAGCTTGGTTTTCATATAACTGAGCTACGTTTTCTTTTAGGTGGCCTTTAAGACCTTCAAGGAATCCTAATCTATCCCATTTGTTAATTGTATCTTCTTTGATAACTTTAAGGTGTTTTAACCCTATGTTACCAACAAGACCTGATTCTAATAATGCTCCCATTTTTTTTATTTTTGGCTTTATTTTTATTTATGTATTGTATAAATATACTTTACTTTTGAAAAAGTTAATTTTTCGTTTATTTTTTTATAATTTTGTCATTAAATCTTTCATTCTTAAAAACTGAGGATTTTCATATGTTTTTGATTCAATCAGATTAACTGCCGATCCAGAAGTGGACGTTTTATTAACAGTTCTTTCTAATGACTCAGTTATTGAAACATTTTCAGATAAAGAATTATTTGATAATTCAGACTTAACTACTCTATAAAGATTTTTTGATTCTTTTAATGTTTCAACATCATCAAATCTTCTTAGAATATTTATTTTTTCTTGTTTTGTGGTTGAATGTTCTGTAAATAATCTTGTTGCGTAAGCTAAATTTGAATTAAATACCGCAACTTCATTTAATTTAGTTCTAAATAAATCAAGTGCTTTTCTGTATTCTCCATTTTTAGTTCTCAACTCAATTACTTCTTCTTTAAGATGTCTTGGTGCTGTTTTTGGTTTAGGTAAACCTCTACCAAATGATTTCCCGGAACCGTATGTTCTTGAAGCTTCTTTGGTTTCAACTTTTTTACCAGATTTAATTGGTCTAAATTCACCATCAAGATTTTCTCCGTCTTTGTAAGTAAATTTAGCTTTACCCATTCCTACTCCTTTGGTTCCTTCTTTTTGTTTAGTGGTTTTGTAGTCAGTAACTTGTCCGTATTTGAACTTAGGTCCTTTACCCATTCCTACCCCTTTAGACTTTTGTCTCATAGATTTAGCTTCAGATAAATTTTCATCATCTTCTTCATCATCATAAGAATACATTTCGTCCTCACCATATTCAGAATCAAGACTCATAAAATCATCTTCTTCATCCATACTCATTTTCATATCGTCCATTTCTATTTCATAAACAATACCTTCTTCCATTTCGTCTTCATCTTCTTCTTCGTCATCAAAAGAAAAATCCTCCATTTCATCTTCTTCTTCTTCGTCATCAAAAGAAAAATCCTCCATTTCGTCTTCATCTTCATCATCATAAGAAGACATATCATCCATGTACATTTCTTGCATATCCATGTCCATTTCGTCTTCATCTTCTTCTTCATCATCAAATGAGAAATCTTCCATGTCTTCATCTTCCTCTTCTTCATCTTCAAAAGAATAATCTTCGTGTGATCCGAACATTTCCTCAAGGTCTTTTTCCATACTATTATTTTCCATAGATTCGTTTAGTTTAATGATGTATTCATCGTCATCATCGGTTAATGTGATAATATTGTTATCTCTAGTTACAACAACGCCATCATTATCACCCATGGCTTTAAACACTCGGATTACTTCAGAGTCAGACGCTCCTCTCATGTCGATTGTTTCATCTTCTTCTGGTTCCATCCCAGTCATTTCATCACCCATCATCATAGGTTCTTCAGCATCCATTTCCGGCTCAGCAAAATCCATTCCTTCTTCCTCGTCAGGTAACATAGGAGTTTCGGCGTCGACATCTTCAGGTGCTGGTGTTGTAATCTCCTCTTGTTCCATAAGAGATTCTTTTACTAATGAATTGATTTCTTTCCTCATAGTAGATGAAAGTATTCCTTGTGCATTTTTTTTAAGAGATTCTTCCAAATTTTTTATCTGGAATAATGTATCTTCTATCATGTTTTTTTCTGCCATTGATAATTCTTTTCAATATAAATATTGTATTTTTCAGAAAAAATCAGCATAAAACAAAAAAGGGAGACAATTGTCCCCCTTTTTTTAAAAAAATAATTTTTTATTTAATTAATTACTTCATCAATTTTACTTTCTGTGATTGATGTAATCCTCCAATCCATTGTGTAATTTTCATAAACTTTAGTTACTTTCGCCTCAACATCCGTTGGTGAATAACCCATAACTAATTTTTCTTCTTTCATCTTTTTAACTCTTCCAGATTCGCTATCTAGTAAATCTGACGTAATTTTTGCTACAAAAAATTTTTCTCCTTGTTCCATAATTTTATTTTTCTAAATAATGAGTTAATCTTTTCATTAAGTCAAGTGATTTGTCTCCAGAGTCGT